CTTTTTGCCTTTGAGTGGTGGCTTTGTGGTTTTAAATTTGGCTAGTTTCTTGCCTATATACTTTTGCCCAGTGGTTGTATTTGTGATTAGATAAACAAATCCTTCATACTCGTCTGGTATTTCTTCTACTACTTTGCCTTCATAAGTCCACTGCATGCACTTATATATGTGCGCCTATTTTTTATTTGCCTCTTTTTTGGCTTTGAACTGCTCGTTGATTTCTATAGCTCTTAATCTTGCTAATCTACGAATCTCTCTAAGCCAATTTCTTGCTGATCTGTGTGTTCGAATAGAGTTTCTTACTTCAAATTTTTCATTTTCTTTGAAGTACTCCATGTATGCCTTAGTTAATTGATCGTGTATGTCGTCTTTAATTTCGCTCATTGTAAAAATCTACTATTTTTTTAAAAATAGGTATAAATGCTAATCCAATAATGCATCCAAATGCAGTTCCAAATGCTAGATCCCAACTTGCAGTACTTGCTCCGCCTAAAAAATCACTTACAGCATTACCAATGCCAGCTCCCATTACTGTTCCTATTCCTTTTTGGAATGCAGGAGGCAAGTATTTTTCAACAGATAACCCTGTCATTGCACCTAGTATCATTATAGCATTATCAACAATACCAAATATTATAAAATCAATCATATTTTTCCTTTATTCGACAATTTCTATGTCGTTTGCATAACTTGTAAAGCCGTTTTCCTTTACAACTTTAAGTAAATGATTAACACGACCGATAAGTTCGTCTTTATGGGAAATAAGAAACACATTTTTGTGTCTTTCTCTGCCCATCTTTTTCAATATACTTAAACTGTTTTCAACACCTGCTGTGTCCATACCGCTGTCAATCAACTCATCAATAAACAACAGATTAATATTTTGATACAAACTCTCCCAAACATCACGGAATGCAAAGCTCATACCAAGTATAAGTCTATTGCGTTCACCTCTAGACAAGTTATCAAAGTCTAAATCTTGTCCTAGCTGAGTAATTTCAACAGATAAGTCATTTTGGAATATTACTTGATGCGGCAATCCTAATTTTACAATATAATATGTAAGGCGATTATTTAGATACGCAAGATTTTGCTCAATAATCTTTTTACGAATAAAACTATCTTTGTTTGTTAATAGTTTGTGTAAGAACTCTTGGTGTTCCTTAAAATCATTAAGATCGTTTACAGCGGTCCAATTTATTTCTTGTAATGCTTCGTGTTCAAGTTCTTTAATCTGTGCTTCATACGGATCTGTTTCGTTACCTTTGCTTAACAATGCTTGTTTTAGATTGTCAACATTATTACGATGTTCGTATGCTTCTTTAGCAGTTTCATAAAATGTATTTGGCCGACCATTTATATCACCAATTTCAACTAAACCGTCTACAACTTCTTTAAGTTTATCTGCAACTTCTTTGTAATATGCTTCTGCATCTACTAATTCTTTATTTTTGCGCTCTTCAAGTTCTGCTTTTTTATCATCATGTAATGATTGTCCGCAAGTATAACAAGTAGCGTCTTCTAAATTTGCGATATCTTTTTTAGCTTTTTCTAAAGAAGTATCGGCACGCAGTAGTGCTGAATCAAGTGTGCTTTTTTCTTTATTAAGAGCCACGATTGCATTGTTTAATTCTGTCCAACTTTGTAATTTTTCATGCGACTCTAGCTCATGATCAATGTTAAGATGTTCTAGTTCGTTGATACTTTCTTGTAGTTTATTAACATCTTGTTGTTTTTTGCTTTGCCAAGCTCGCTGTGTATTGCGTAAACTTTGAATAGTACTTTGTATCTTTTCATTTGCTGTTTGCACAGCATTAATTTTTAAAGTTTCTTCTGTAATTGCTTCGCGAGTTAATCGCATTTGTTCTTTTAGATTTTCTGCTTTTTCAGAAAGTATAGTAATACCTAGTAACTGTTCAATGATTGCTCGTTGATCATTAGTTCGCATACTAAGGAACGGTTCTGAATAAGTGTTTAGTGCTACAACATGCTTAAACATGTCATGGCTCATACCTAAAAGTGTAATAATTTGTTCTTGTGTTTTGCGACTGTCACCTTGTGACTCGTCTGTCATTTCTTGTTCTTGATCGTTTACATAAAACTTGAGTACATTAGGTGAACGACCACGCTCAATTCTATAATCAATGTTGTCTTTTTCAAAGTGCAATGTAACCAACATGCCCTTGCCGTTGGTTTTATTAATTAGATTGTTTCTCTTAATGTTAGTAAGAGCAACACCATATAAGGCATAGCTAAGAGCATTAATAATAGTAGTCTTACCTGTACCATTTCTTGAACCTGCATCATCACCACCTTGGTCAAGGTTCTCTCCAAGCACAAGTGTTAGTTGTTCTTTGTTAAAATCTACAGCCTGAGTTTGATTACCCACACTCATAAAGTTTTTAACTGTTAAGTCCTTAATTTTTATCATTTATAGCTCATTGTAAATGTCTAGTAACATTTTTTTGTTAAATTGTTCTGACTCAATAGCAGAAATCTCTCCACTAACGATTTGATCCACGCTTTCAAATTGTTGAATATCAACGTCTGTTGTAATTTCTTCCATCTGCTTTTGAGGAATCAAACTAATTTCTCTACATTTGTATTGATTAACAAATGTTTCTTTAATAAATGTTGCTTCTTCGAAGGATATTGGAACATCAATAGTTACTCGAAGATACATTTTAGGCTTAATAAGTTTGTCTGTTTCTTCCAGTAACTGTTTCAACCCAACAGTTCTATACTTAGGACAATTATCCCAATTAATGTATTCGGGCTCTTTGTTATTTTCTCGGTCAAGTATCATCATACCGCGATCATCATCCCATGCATCTGCATAGTTGTGCGGAAACGCATTACCGATATAATGAATCTTACCTTGTTTTTGTCTTTTATGGAAATGTCCACTAAAAACATAATCTTGATGTTTAAAATGTTCTGCTTTTAGTTCACCGTGATCAGGCATTTGTACCATAGCATTCATGTAAAAGCTAGGAAGTTCAAAATGACCAAACATATATTTTGCTTTGATCTTTTCAATTTTCTTCCATTCGTCTCCTACTAGCCAAGGAACAAGTACTACATCTTCTTCTTCGTAAATTTCATCTACAAGGGTAATACCCGGAATGTGTTTACCAAATTCTACACTGTATACATCACGCTTGTCTTTATAATACAAGTCATGATTTCCAGCAAAGAAGTAAAATTTTTCAAATGCTTTTCCGAGCTTTTCTAAGCATCGAATAGTAGCATCCATAGTAGTGATATTAAGACTGTTTCGATTATGGTGCCAATCGCCGCAAAAAATTCCAGTTTCACAACCGTGTTCTTTTGCTTTGGCAATATACCAATCTACAAATTCTTCACAGTCGTCATTATGCACACGACTGTTGCCTTTTAATCCCAAGTGGATATCAGTAAAAACTGCTGCTTTTTTAAACAATATTTAATCCTCAATTATGCTTAACTTATTGTAACAAATAAATTACTAGTTGTCAATGGGTTTTTTAGTAGCGTTAGCTTCTCTTTTCATAGCATTTTCCCATTCTCCTTGGCTTTGTCTTGTGTAGCTAGGATTCAAATGATTCATTTCAAGAATGTCATCACGAATGTTTTGGTTGCGTTTTTCAATGTTAATAACTCTTACAAAACTATTTGTAACTGCCGCTGTGTAGTAAGCAAACGGATTTTGTGATTTAGATTCATCAAATTGTAGACCAATTTGTGCTAACTGTAAAATTGCTTGACCTTTCATCTCGTCGTTGTAAGTGTATCCTCGTACATTACCTCGGGTAGCATACCTATCGCAAAGTTTAAGCCACATATTTGCAAGTTTGTTTGTAGCCTTTCCATGATCTAAACTAAAACTACCATTTTCCATACCGCCTTGCCAATGACTTTTCCCTACACAAACGAGCTCGTCGTTATCATTAAACTTATAGTGTTGAAAAGGAGGAAAATTTAATTTTATTTTTTTATCCGCTTCTGTCTTTGGATTTTTCTTTCTACCTGGTTCTTCTGGAATATGATCATAAGTCATAACACGAAAAATTAGTTCGTCTTTTGTAATTTTTTTGTAGTCAACTTCGCAGTCTGCTTGTTTTACTTTTTTTCCTTGTCCTTTTGCTTCTTCAAATGCCTTTTGGCTAAGCCTCTTTGCTTTGTTTCTTTTAGCTTCTGCTATTGTACGGATGTTAATTTTATCTGTACTAAGTAATATGATATCATATTGATTGTATTCTTGGTCAACAAAGCTACAAAAAGCACTTTTTGACTTGTGAATCTCAGATAATATGTCTTTGTTATTCAAATAGTTGATTTTTCTCATAAGTTCTCCAAACATTTAGTCTTATTATAAACTACGCAGTTAAAAAAGTCAATAAATACTTTATAGGAAAGGTAGTTTTTTATGGCAGTAGTTGATAGTAACGGAAATCCAGTAAGGGATGGCAACGGTAATCCTGTTCGTTCAGGTTCACCTAGCTCACCTGCAGGCAATGCGCAACGAGCATCAAACAGTAGAAGCTCTGTTGATCCTGCGGCAGCAGTTGAAGCATTTGCTGGCTCTGAAAATATTAAAGGTATAGTTTCTGGTGCAAAACAGCGTGTTGAAGACTTTGTCCAATCAACAGGATTTGGCAAAGCATTGCGAGCATTTAATTTATTGCCCGACGCAGAACCTGAAAATTTTGAATTTGTATCGGCAACTTCCGGCGATGCTAATCCAGATTGGAGAGTCAAATTATCTTTACCTAAAAACTTTGAGAAGAGCAGTATTCTTACTCCGTTATTGAATACTGACGGGTTAGTGTTCCCCTACACTCCTACGATTTATATTACACATTCTGCAAGTTATTCCCAAATACAACCTGTGCATAGTAATTATCCATTCTTTGCATATCAAAATTCAAGAGTGGATCAGTTTTCCATAACGGGTGACTTTTTTGTTGAGAACAATTATGAGGGGCAATATTGGTTAGCAGCTATACATTATCTTAGAAGTGTTACAAAAATGGCATATGGTGCAACTAGTAATGTAGGTGCTCCACCACCTGTTGTAAGGTTAAATGGATATGGGGATTATGTGTTTAAAGACGTACCTGTTATTATAACAAGTTTTGCAGTAGAACTTGGGCAAGATGTTGATTACATTAAGGTTCCAGGTTACGGTCCAAACGGTGCTTGGGTACCTTCGAGAAGTAACATACAAGCAACAGTTCAACCGATCTACAGTCGTCGTGCAGTAGAATCGTTTAGCCTAGACCAATTTGTTAAAGGTGGATATATAGGTAAAGGCGGGTTTATTTAATGGCAAATTACAGTTCAAACAGTCCGTGGAAGTCTACGAAAGTAAGAAATGGTCAATATCTTGATATATTATCTATTAGACCCATTCCTGCTGAAGCAGATGACATTCCGTATGTTATAGAAGTTCAGTATACACACCGCCCTGATTTATTAGCATATGATTTATATGGCGATCAAAATTTGTGGTGGGTATTTGCACAGAGAAATATTAATACTTTAAAAGATCCTGTATTTGACTTTGAAGCAGGCACACAGATCTACCTTCCTAAAGGCGGAAACTTAAAAAGATTACTAGGACTTTAAATGGCTGGATTCAATCCTCAGAATTTATTAGAGCAAGCATCGAGAGCAGGACGATCTCTTGCAGATTTTGCAGAAAGAAAAGCCGAACAGATTTCAGAAGCAATACAAACATCAGCAAATATTGATGTAAATGCTATTGCAGATTCTATAGAAGGTGCTGTTACAGAAAAGGCTGCTGCAGCTGTAGATCCTGTTTTAAAGATTCCTTTAGATTATCGAACACAATTAGAATATCAAAATGCAGAGCTTCAAAAATTTGCAAGATTATTAGGAGTTTCTGGTGCTACTAGTTTACCACTACCAAATGAATTAAGAGATTACGCTAGTTACAATTATGTTTTAGGACTAGGCGTACTAAACAATTATGAAATAAATTTTCCTGACAAAACCTATAGAGTGAAAGACCCTGAGGTTATGGTACTGAGGACAGGTGGCGGCATTCCTAAAAAGGCAACTACGCTTTATGAAAAAGGCGGCCAAATAGAATACTTTATGGATAACTTTGAAGTAGAAGCTATTATAGGTAATAACAGTAAGACTAAACAAACAAATGCTATACAGTTAAGTTTTACAGTAACAGAACCATACAGTATGGGATTGTTTTTACAAACTCTACAAGTTGCCGCAGTTCAAGCAGAACATAAAAATTATCTTGAAGCACCATATATTATCTCTTTGGACTTTAAGGGCTGGGATGTAAATGGCAATTATATATCTAAACCTAATCTACGAAGATTCTTTCCAATCAAAATTGTAAACATAGATTTTGAAGTAACCGAAAGTGGAAGTCAGTATAATGTAACAGCTATTCCTTGGCATGAGCAAGGATTGTCAGACCAAGTACAAAATACAAAAACAGACATTACTATTACAGGTAGAACTGTAGAAGAACTTTTACAAAGTGGCGCTAAAAGTTTAATGTCAGCATTCAATGAATACCAGCAGAAAAAACTTGAAGATAAGCAAATTGTAGCAGTAGATGAATATGTAATTATATTTCCTAAAGAAAGGTCATCAGCCAACGAACAACTTTTAGGAACATCAACAGAAGAAAGCAGATCAACAACAAATCCTGAACTTAATAATGGTGAAGGTGGAGAACGATCTATAAGTGCAGAAGACAGACTACGGTTGTACCAAAGTATAACAGGAAACAATGATACTAATGTACCTGCTGATTTTGATGCAGAACTTAGTAAACTATTAGGCATAGTTGTTAAGAGATCAGGCATCGGCGAAGCAGTACGAGAAAATGCAGAAAATCCCGAAAACATAAATCCCATAGGAAAAGCACAATTAGTTGAATCTTATCTAGATGGTGGAAAACAGCCATTTGGCAGACCTAAGTTTGTAGAAGAAACAACACAAACTGGAGGTCCACCTAATCGTACCAGAACTGTAGGTACAGGTGTATTTAAAAGAGGTAATATTACTATTTCAAATGGTGGTAGAGATTTAACATTTAAGTCTGGCACAAAGATTCAAAATATTATCGAAGAGATTATTATCCTAAGCGAATACGGAAGAAGCATAGCAGATGCAGTACCTGATAAAAATGGTATGATACCTTGGTTTAAGATTGAAGTAGATGTTTATAATATTACAAATTATGAACAGATGGATTTAACTGGTGAATTTCCTAAGTTATATGTTTACAGGGTTATTCCTTACAAAGCACACATCAGCAGATATTCTCCTCCAACAAAAGCAAGTCCAGGAATTGAAGAGTTAAAAAAACAATGCTGTAAAGAATATGATTACATTTATACTGGAAAAAATGACGATGTGTTAAAATTTAATATTGAATTTGACAAAGCGTTTTTTACTGCTATTATGCCATTTGGCGGAGAGAATAGTGCCGGCACCAAAGAAGAAGAAACTGCTAGTCCTGGATTATCTCCAGGACATCCTGCATATAAACCGCAAACTGGTGACACAAATAATTTTTCCAGTTCAGGAAATGCTACAAGTGGAGATTCTCCAAGAAGCGAATCACGCCCTACAGCAGGATTTTTAGATAGAACAAAATCTAGCATTGCAAGAGATTTTAACGATGCACTTGTTAATAGTAATGTTGATTTGGTAACAGCAAATATGGAGATATGGGGCGATCCTTATTATATTGCAGATAGTGGCATGGGCAATTATAATGCAGAAGAAACTCCTTATATTAATCTAACAAAAGATGGTACTATGGATTACCAAACTTCTGAAGTTGATATTTTAGTTAATTTTAGAACACCTGTAGATTACAATCAAGATGGTACAATGATGTTTCCGTCATTAGGTGGCAAACCAGTAGGAGCATTTAGCGGAGTATATCAAGTATTATTTGTAAGTAGTAGATTTGCAGAAGGACAATTTATACAAACACTTAAATTAATACGAAGAAGAAATCAGTCAGGACAGGATACAAATTCAACACCAACATCAACTGACAACCAAGCTATGACAGAAAGAACTGAAGATACAAGCGGAGCATCAACAGATCAAGGTGCAGGAGCATCGCAAAACGGTGCTGGCGATCAAGCAGAAGCTGAAAGAATCGCTAGTGTTAACGCAGCAAGAGCCAACGGCGCCAATGTAGGATTTTAACAATGAGTAGAAATAAAATAACAAGAACTAGACGCCCGTCCTGGATGGAATCATCTGGTCCGTATTTAGGCAAGATAAAAAACCATCTTGACAGCGAATATATGGGTGCAGTAGAAGTTGAAATATTAAAAATTAACGAATCTGGAAATCCAGAAGGCGGCAGTGGTTATCTTTTGCCTTGCTATTATGTTAGTCCTTTTTACGGGGTTACTCCTAGAGAAGGTGCAAAACCAAATCCTGGATTTGCATATACACAGCAAAGTTACGGTATGTGGGCTGTGCCACCTGATGTAGGTACAACTGTTGTTGTATTAACTATGGAAGAAAATTTTGGTTTTGGTTATTGGATAGGCTGTGTACAAGACAAGTATATGAACTTTATGGTGCCTGGTCGTGCTTCAACGACTTATAATGACCAAAATAATTCAAGTCCTAAACCTGTCGGCGAATATAACAAAACACTAGAAACAGCTGCAGGAAGAGATCCTACAAAATATATAAAACCTGTAGATGACAATCAGTCTGGGTTTTTAGGAAGACAAGGACTACTAGATGACACAACTAGAGGAACTACAACTTCTAGTGCTAGAAGAGAACTTCCTAGCATGGTATTCGGCATTAGTACTCCTGGTCCATCTGACAGACGAGAAGGAAAACCTACAGCATCATATGGTGAAAACTTTGGACAAAGTCAAGTTCCTTTTAGTAGACTGGGCGGAACAACATTTGTAATGGACGATGGTGATCCGTTTTTATTAAGAAAAACACCAGCAGATCAAGGCCCTCCGGAATATGCAAGTGTAGAAAGAAACGAAGGAGGTGATCCAACACTTCCTCACAACGAACTTACAAGATTGCGAACAAGAACTGGGCATCAAATACTGATGCACAATACCGAAGATTTAATCTACATAGGTAACGCTAAAGGTTCAACTTGGATAGAGCTTACTTCTAATGGTAAAATAGATATATTTGCTAATGATAGTGTTAGCATTCATACTGCGGCAGATTTAAATATTACAGCAGACAGAGATATTATTATGAGTGCAGGTAGAAATATTTGTCTATCAGCAGGTAATGACGGTAGAATTACTGCTGGCCAAGGCACACACATTGTTTCACAAACACATACAGAAACAGCACCTGGAGGCATAAACATGAACGGTCCTGCGGCTACAGCTGCATATGGCCCGTTAAGAAGCCCTCAAAAAGAACCGTGGTTAGGACATGAAAATCTTAATCCTGAAGCTCACATGCCAGCCAAAACTGATGCTGATCCTGCTGCAGGAAATACAGCAGGTGTAGGAGAATATGTAACAGTACCTGATACTTTCAGGAAAGGAATGTAAGGTAAATACGATATGAGCAATTTAGAAAAGCAACTTTACAAACAAATTAGTGTTCCTTCAAAAAACCGCAAAAATGAATCTATACCAGGATCACGGACTTATAGAGGCATTAGTACAGTCAACGATGGAAATTCTAGTAAAGTTCTTTATGACCTTGCACTTATAAAACAAGATATACTTAATCACTTTCATATCAGACAGGGTGAAAAATTAAGCGATCCTGAATTTGGTACTATTATTTGGGACGCACTATTTGAACCTTTTACAGGTGATATGAAAAATGCAATTATTGAAAATGTGTCAAATATTGTAAATTATGATCCTCGAGTAAGAGTCAACAACATTATAGTTGATCAGTTTGAAAGTGGTTTACAAGTAGAAATTAGCCTAACCTATCTACCATACAACATCTCGGAACAAATGAAGTTAACATTTGATCAAAACAACGGCTTTTTAAATACATAATTAACTACGCACATTTCTCAATATGCTAAATATTGTATAGAAGGAAGAGCCATGTCGTCAACAGATAGACAAAACAGATTATTAGTAGCAGAAGACTGGAAACGCATCTATCAAAGCTATAGAAATGCAGATTTCCAGAGTTATGATTTTGACAATTTACGTCGAACAATGATCTCTTATCTAAGAGAGAATTACCCAGAAGATTTTAACGATTATATTGAATCAAGCGAATACCTTGCATTAATTGATCTTATTGCATTCTTAGGTCAAAACCTTGCGTTTAGAGTTGACTTAAATGCTAGAGAAAACTATCTTGAACTTGCAGAACGCCGTGAAAGTGTTTTGCGTTTAGCAAGGCTTCTTTCGTATAATCCTAAGCGTAACCAAGCTGCTAACGGATTGCTCAAAATTGAAACTGTAAGCACTTCAGAAACACTATTTGATAGTAATAATATCAATTTAGAGAACCAAACAATATTATGGAATGATCCTTCTAATCCAGATTGGTATGAACAATTTATTAAAGTTTTAAACAGAGCATTGCCTGTAAACGGAACATTTGGCCGTCCAGTTAAAAAAGACACAGTAAACGGAGTAGCAACAGAACAGTATAGATTTAATTCTACTAATACAGATGTTCCTGCTTTTAGTTTTTCAAAACCTGTAGATGGTAGCACTACTAGATTTGAAATAGTTTCCACTGACATTGATAACGGAACTATTTTAGAAGAAGCACCGTTTCCGGGAAACAACTTTGCATTTTTGTACAGAGATGATGGCCGAGGTCCTGCAAGTTCTAATAGCGGTTTCTTTTGTCACTTCCGTCAAGGAACACTAGACCAAGGTACTTTTAATGTAACAGCACCTAGTACAAATCAAGTTGTTGCAGTAGATGCTACAAATGTAAACAATACAGATGTGTGGCTTTATAAACTAGATAGTTTTGGTAACGAAATTGAACAATGGACAAAGGTTGAAGCAGTAGAAGGTAACAATGTTATCTATAATAGCCTGAGTAAAAACATTAGAAATATTTTTAGTATTCTTACTAGAATAGATGATAGAGTAAGTTTAATTTTCTCGGACGGTGTGTTTGGTAATTTACCACAAGGAAATTTCCGTGTGTATTACAGAACAAGTAAAAATCAAAGATTAATCGTAAGTCCTAAAGACATGAGAGGCGTTAATATTGAAATAGATTATGTTTCACGCACAGGTAAAGTTGAAACTATATCAATGACATTCAGCCTTCAATATACAGTTGACAATGCTAGTGTTTCAGAAACTAATGCTAATATTAGACAGAGAGCACCTGCTACTTATTATACACAAAATAGATTAGTCACAGCAGAAGATTATCAAATTGGTCCTCTAGGTATAAGTCAAGAAATTATTAAAACTAAAAGTGTTAATCGTACTGCTAGTGGTATAAGCAGATATTTTGATTTGCTCGATGCAACCGGAAAATATAGTAAAACAAACTTGTTTGGTACTGACGGAATAGTTTATAAAGAATTTACTACAAACAAAGAAACATTTACTTTTGTAACACAGACAGATGTTCAAGGAGAGATTGTAAACACAATTGAACCTATATTGTCTAGTAAACAGATTAGAAATTATTATTTTGTAAAGTTTCCTAAAACAGATACAGTTGACCTAAATATTACTTGGACACAATCTACTAAAGATACAAATCTAAGTACAGGTTATTTTATTAACGTCAATCAAATAAGACAACTACTAGGTACATTTACAACTAGTGTTCTTAAATTAATTAGACCGGGTACAAGTTTAAAATTTGTTGCTCCAACAGGTTATCATTTTATGCCTGATGGAACACTTATGGCAGGTGCCGCTGACCACTTAAATTCAAGAACATATAAGTGGGTTAAAGTAATTAGTGTTTCTGGTGATGGTACAACTATTGAGGAAAGCGGAAACGGTCCTGTGTATTTTAACGACGTAATACCAACAGGATCACAGTTGGTTGAAATTAAACCGTTTATTGCACAAAGTTTAGAGCAGGATGTTAAGACACAAGTTATTGATCAGATTTTTGCATATAAAACATTTGGTTTAAGATTTGATATTAATTTAGGTCAGTGGCGTGTTATTACAGAAAATAACTTAAATGCAACTGGTGAATTTAATACAGGTAAAACAGGTGATAATACTAACCAGCAACTTGATGCTAGTTGGTTGTTGCTGTTTACTAATGACGGTGAAACTTATACAATTGATAGTCGAGGTAGTAGATATGTGTTTGAAAGCGATCAAGAGATTCGGTTCTACTTTGATAGCAGTGATAAAATTTACAATAGTTTAACCGGAAAAATTGTAAAAGATAAAATTACAGTTTTAAATAATAATAACAAGCCTGACAGCATAAACAGTTTTACAGTTGATCTTGATTGGGAAATTACAAAAGAATACAGAGATGCTGAAGGTTATGTAAACAGTAAAAAAGTTGAAGTAACTTTCTTTGACGATGACGATGACGGTGTAGTTGATGATCCTGAAATTTTTGATGTAATTGTTGACGAAAACATTAATCCGTTAACAAAATATGTTTTCCAGAAAAAATTAGTTACAACTGACGGTGTTGAAGATTACAATTATGTTGACAATGCAATTGAAAATATTAGAGTTTTACAAGGTGTTGAAAATGTTGGAGCACTCAGTCAGTATCTAAACGGACAAGTATTTTACTTTGTGAATACAAATGTGTTTAATATCTATACAAGTGCAACAGGAAGCCTTGCGTTAACAACAGATTACAAAGCACATATTGGTAGAGATAAATTAAAATTCCAGTATATTCATGCTGCTGATGACAACACAAGAATAGATCCTAGTGCAAGTAACATAATTGACACTTATATCTTAACAAGAAATTACGACAATAGTTATAGACAATATCTTGACGGGACAATACCGACAAAACCTCTTGCACCATCAAGTGATAATTTATTTTTAAGTTATGGTGCAGAAATAGGAAAAATTAAATCTTTAAGTGATGAAATTATTTTTCATCCTGTAAAATATAAAGTGCTTTTTGGAGCAAAGGCTGATTTAGATTTGCAAGCAAAATTTAAAATTGTAAAAAATCCTGATCTAGTACTAAACGACAATGATATTAAATCTAGGGTAATTAGTGCAATCAATCAATTCTTTGCATTAGAAAATTGGGACTTTGGCGAAACATTTTATTTTACAGAACTAGCAACTTATGTAACCAACCAACTTTCTCCTGACATTGTAACCTTTGTTATTGTGCCCGAACAAGAAAGTAAAGTATTTGGTAGCTTATTTGAAATCAAATCAGAACTTGATGAAATTTTTATAAGCGGAGCAACAGTTAATAATTTAGAAATTATTGATGCTGTTACTGCTTCAAAACTTAGCGCATCTGGAAATATTGTTTCAAGTGCAACTACTAATAATACAGGTATCACAAGCTCAAGCTCAACTAATGGAGGCAGTAGCTATTAATGGCATACGATAACGATCAACAAGAACCGGCGCTTCCGGGCGGGAATAATAGTATTAGACGAAAAAGTGAAAATCATCTTCCAAGATATTTTCGCACAGCACATAACTCTAAGTTTTTGTCTAGCACACTTGACCAACTTATACAGCCAGGTGTAGCTGAAAAGTTAAATGGTTACATCGGACGCAAAGCTACTAAAGCATTTAATCCGAGCGATAACTATATTGGCGCAGTTACACAATCTAGAGAAAACTATCAATTAGAGCCAGCCGCAGTAATTAAAGACAATTTAGGAAATATTGACTTTTACAAAGACTACAACGACTATATTAATACTATTGCTAATCTAGGCGGCAATATTGATAACCACAGCTTATTAAATAGCCAAGAATATTATGCATGGAATCCTCATATTGATTGGGATAAGTTTACAAATTTCCGTGAATATTATTGGTTACCTAACGGTCCTGATCTAATTACAGTTCTTGGACAATCTAAAGATGTTATAAGCACATACACAGTTGGACTTGGTAATAATGTTGATAATGTTACATATGTATTTTCACCTGATGGGCTAACTAATAATCCTACAATCAAATTGTATAGAGGACAAAAATACAGATTTGAAATTGACACACCAAATCATCCAATGGCGTTTGCTACAAAGAAAAGTTTTACTCCTGGTGAAGCGGTAATTGTTGCAACTACTGATGGAATTAGAAGTGCAGGAGTATTTGATGTTGTACTGTACGATCAAGACGGCACAGCATATGACGCCGGCGGATTTATTGTAGACCCAGTAAGTCAAGAAGAAGCTCTTGCAAGTGTGCAGTTTGGTGATGCAACTAATACTTCTTTAATTTATAATACAGGCGTTTCTAAAACTGACGAAGACGGTAACACAATTTCTACTGTTTATATTGAAAAGGGTATTATAGAATTTACTATACCTGATACTGCTCCGGATAATTTATATTACATCTCAAAAAATGATCCTAATGTTTCAGGATATATGAGAATATATGACATTGAAGACAATACTGCTATTGATGTTGAAGCTGAAGTTATAGGCAAAAAAACATATACTACAAGTAGCGGTTGGGACTTTTCAAATGGAATGAAAGTAGAATTTGCTGGTGAAGTTACTCCAGCAAAATATGCATCTGGTCAATGGTATGTAGAAGGTGTTGGTGACAAAATTAAACTAGTTAGACAAGATGATCTAACAGTTAGTGGAGTATTTACTGACAACATAACAGTTCCGTTTGATGGCAACGAATTTGATTTCTATCCGTATAGTGAAGCACTAGGATTTCCTACAAATAAAGATTATATTGTTATAAACAGAGCTACCAGTGATGGTAACCTTTGGAGTAGATATAATCGTTGGTTTCACAAAAGTGTTATTGAACAGTCACAACTTTTAAGTAATAATTCGTCTACACTTGATCAAGCATCTAGAGCTAAACGACCTATTATAGAATTTGAAGCTGGATTAAAACTTTATAATTTTGGTACAAAAGCCAAAGTTGATGTTGATCTTGTAGATACATTTACAAAGGACATTTTTTCAATTATTGAAGGAAGTGCAGGATATAATGTTGACGGTGTAAACTTAACCAACGGCATGCGAGTCTTATTTACAGCAGATACTGATGATTTAGTTAAAGGAAAAATTTACAAAGTTAACTTTATTACATTTAAAAATAATGTACAAATATCCTTAGTTGAGGAAGCAGACACTGCACCTTTAGAAAATGAAAATGTATTTGTTAGATTTGGTAACACATACGGAGGAACTTTCTTTTACTATAATGGTACTAGTTGGAATTCAGGACAACAAAAAACAAGCATTAATCAACAACCGTTTTTTGATATGTTTGATAAAGATGGAAACGCATTTGGTAATGACACGTCTTATAATTCTACAACATTTGCTGGTAATAAAATATTTTCTTACAAACAAGGAACTGGAACTAATGATACTGAACTAGGATTTCCATTAAGTTATAGAAGTATTGAAAATGTAGGCGATATAACATTTAATTTTGATCTACTTCAAAATACTTTTACATACCAAATTGGCACAACTTTATATTCAAAAATAACTGATACAGGTTATCTTAAAAAGTATTCTGATAGAACTAATTTTGTTTATCAAAACGGATGGATAAAAGGAAATAAACTTAGTAACCAACCTATAATTAGACAGTACATATTTGATAATACAACTAATAATTTTTACATTGATGTTTATGATAATATAGATTTTATTAATGATCTTTGGATAAGAGTTTATTTAAACAATGATTTACAATTTAGAGATGTAGATTTTACAATATCTCAAGATGCTAATGGCGAATCTTATATAACATTTACAACTGATCTAAATATAGATGATGTTATTGTTATAAAAACACGCAGTAAGTATGCAAAGAATAATAATGGGTATTATGAAATCGCAAGTAATCTTGAAAAGAATCCTCTTAACCAAAATTTAAATGAATTTACATTAGGAGAAGTTAACGATCATGTTAGCACTATTGTAGAAGAAATTAATAATTTTGCCGGAACATTTCCAGGAAACAGCAATTTAAGAGATGTTGGAAAATTAAGCAGTTACGGTAAAAAGTTTTTAAAGCACAGTGGTCCGATTAATCTTGCACTATATCATTTAATTGATACTCAATCAAACATTATTAAATCTTTGAGATATGCTAGAAAAGAATACGGTAAATTTAAAAGACAGTTTTTAGAAATTGCTAACACACTTGGTTATGAAGGTCCAGTAAAAACACATGTAGACAACATATTAAAAGAACTTAATAAAGATAAAACTACAGCTATGCCATTTTACTTTAGTGATATGGTACCACAAGGCGGCGCAACTAAAACTGTACACGAAATATTAGATAGTGATGAACAGTTTTTTGCGTTAAGTGAAATATTTTCTTTAAACACATTAAGTAGAAAATCTGCACAAGTATATCTAAATGGTAATCAACTTATTCATGGAGTTGAATATACATTTAACAGTGAAGGTTTTGCGGTTGTTACAGCAACTAAACAACCAGGTGATATTATTGAAATATACGAGTACGATAGTACAAATGGTAGTTATGTTCCACCTACTCCTACGAAACTAGGATTGTATCCGGCGTTTACACCTAGAATTTATACAGATACTACTTTGTCTACTCCTGTAACAGTTATTGAAGGACACGACGGTAGTAAATTTGTAGGATTTAATGATTTTAGAGATAATTTATTATTAGAATTAGAAAAGAGAATTTACAACAATATTAAAATACAGTATGATACTACTTTAGTAGACATACATGATTTTGTTGGAGGACAGCATAGAGATACCGGATTTACTAAATTACAAATTGATGCATCTATGACTGCTGATTTTATTCAGTGGAATCAATTAGTTGACGGTGATTATGTAACAAATAATACTTTTGATAGAAATAATGATTTAACTTTTAATTATTCAAAGACTAATTATTCTACAGGCGGAAATTTGCCAGGATTTTGGCGCCAGGCATATATTCAAGCATATGATACTGATCGCCCTCACACAAATCCTTGGGAAATGCTTGGCTTTAGTGTCAAGCCTACTTGGTGGGAATCTGTATATGGACCTGCACCTTACACTAGAAATAACAAGATGTTATGGCAGGATCTTGAACAGGGCATTATAAGAGAACCTAGCAAATCGATAATTGTAAAAACCAAATATGTTCGCCCAGGTCTGACTAGAAACATTCCTGTAAGTGATGAAGGAACATTGTTAAGTCCTAATGCATCTGGACTAGCAAATAATTTTAATGTAAGCGGAATTCAAAATAATTGGGTATTTGGAGACGGCGGACCAGTTGAAAGTGCTTGGAGAAGAAGCAGTGAATTTCCGTTTAGTTTAATTACATCTTGGGTGTTAAATCAACCAAACAAATTGTTTTCAGTTGGATTTGATAGAGCTAGACAAACAAGAAACCTTGCAGGGCAAATAATATATGGTGCTAGTGAAGTACAGTTAGCATTAACTAATATAGTATTTCCTAACACAGTTGATGATACAACACAGGTTTTTACCAGCGGATTAGTTAACTATATTGCTAACTATCTAACTAGCAACACTACAACATCTTATGCGAAATACAAAACTAATGTAAAGTCAATTACTAATCAAATTGGTGCTAAAATTGCAGGATATTCTGACAAACAAAAATTTAGATTAATACTTGATTCAAGAACTCCAACTAATCAAGGAAATGTTTTTGTTCCTGATGAAAACTATAAACTGTTTTTAAACACAAGTAGTCCAATTGATACTGTTTCTTATAGTGGTGTTATCGTTGAAAAACAGCCAGATGGATATATTATTAGAGGTTATGATAATTTTATACCTAGCTTCAAATATTATAAACCTATTAAACAGACAAACGATCCGGTTGTAAATGTCGGAGGCATTTCTGAATCTTTTGTAACTTTTGATGCAGGTAAGACATATGCTGTGGGTCAAATTGTACAAAGTGAAAGCTCATATTACAGAGCAAAAGAGACTCATGTTTCTGGATCTACACTTGATACTGCTAAATTTTCGTTATTGCCAGCGTTACCATTAGTAGGCGGAGCAACTGCTTCGTTGGCAAAAGTTTATGAAAATACACTATCGAGATTATATTACGGAGACAAGTTAACTACTAAACAGGAAGTTGTTGATTTCTTATTAGGATACGGAAAATATCTAGTAGAGCAAGGCTTTGTGTTCGAAGATAGAATTCAAGATTCTAATGTTGTTTCGGATTGGAATACTGCTTGTAAACAGTATCTATTTTGGACAACACAAAATTGGAGAAGTGGTTCAGTTTTAACTATATCACCTGGTGCCAACAAATTAAAATTACAAAGTCAATATTCTGTAGTTGATAATATTTTTGATACATTTTACGGTTATAGTTTATTAAAAGCAGACGGTAAAAAATTAAATGATGAATATGTTCGTATAGAAAAGGGTGTCGACAATCTTTGTACATTAAAAGTAGTAAACACAGCCGACGGTATGTTTGCTGTTAGATTGCCGCTAGTACAAAAAGAACATGTACTTCTTCTAGATAATCAAACAGTATTTGGAGATGTGATATACGATCCTGCACCTGGTTACAGACAAGAAAGAATTAAAGTTCTTGGATATAGAACTGATAACTGGAACGGTAGTTTAAATATTCCTGGGTTTATATATGATAATGCAAAGCCTACAGAATGGGAATCCTGGAAAGATTATACTATTGGTGATCTTGTAAAATACAAAGAGTTTTTCTACAGTGCAGATAAAAAAGTTCCGGGCACAGAATTGTTTAATGCAAACGATTGGAATAGATTAGCTAACGAACCAACACCTGGTCTTCTTACTAACTTTGATTATAAGATAAATCAGTTTAATGATTTCTATGATTTAGATAGTGATAACTTTGATACAGAACAACAAAGGTTAGCACAGCATTTAATAGGATACCAAAAAAGACAGTATCTAGAAAATATTATTAATGATGACGTAAGTCAGTACAAGTTTTATCAAGGCTTTATATTAGACAAGGGATCAAAAAATTCTCTTACTAAACTATTTGATGCACTTGCAAGTGCAAATCAAGATAGTTTAAATTTCTATGAAGAATGGGCTATTAAAGACGGACAGTACGGAGCAAGTGAAGGTTTTGAAGAAGTTGAATATCTATTAGATGAAAAGAAATTTAGATTAGATCCTCAGCCAATATTATTAACTAATGAAGTTACAGGTCGAGAAACTGATTTAGTTTATAGAATAAAAGAATACCAAACTTATTTAAAAAGTAATAATTATAACCATGCACCATTTCCGGCCAAGTATATAGAAACTGGATATACAAAGGATAGTGGCTATGTAAATTACGACGATGTTAATAAAGTTGTCGGAGCATATGACGATATAACTGGTATAAATTTTGACGACTTAGATAATCAAGCATATGTCTGGGTAGGCAATGTTGGCAGAAGTTGGAATGTATATCAACATATTGTAATTGATTATAAAATTGAATCAATACAATCTGCACCAAATGAATTTACGATAACAGTTAATGCAACACCATTAGATATTAATACTGGTGAAATACTAGGTATATTTGATGTATATGTAAACACTTATGCACCAAATATATATGATAGTACAGAGCAAGTAACACAAACTGAAGTTCCTCTTAAAGGATTTTTTAAAGTTAAAAGTGTTTCATTAAACAAAATTGTATTTGAAACTACACAAGCTATAAATCCAGTTGAGAAGTGTGTAGGGCGTCTAACAAAACTTATTCCTGTAAGAGTTGCTAATATAAATGAAGCAAATACTCTTGCAGAACAAGAAATAGATTCAAATGAAAAAATATGGATTGATGATGGCGGTAACGGAAAATGGGTCGTTATACAAAATAAAAATAAGTTTGATGTAAACCAAGAAATTTCAAATAGTGAATCAGGAACTGGTCATGAATATGGATCAGCCATGGCAGTTGATGCAAGGAATGTAAGTTTAGCAGTTGGTGCTCCAAACTTTGGAGACGGAAAAGTTTATATCTATAATAGAGCAAGTAACGCATTAAACTACAGCTTACAACAAGTATTAGAACCAGACTTAAACATTGCAAACGCAGGACAGAAATTTGGTTACAGTGTTGCAATGAGTGATGATGCAAAATATTTGCTAGTAGGTGCACCATATGCATCTAATGTTAAGACTGACTTTAAAGATGGCTTTGTATCTACAGAAAACTATAGCGCAGGAGAGATTGTAAGTCTTAATAATAGTTTATGGCAAGCAGATATAGATATTCTTGGTGCAGTTGGTAATATTGAATTTTCTAGTTTTGATAGTGTTGCACAAATTAATTATGCACTAAACAATGACACACAAGATGCTGAAGAAATACCTATTATATTAACTGGTGATTATCCGTTTACTAATATTACTACAGACCATTTCTTAGTTCGTGCACCTAAAGATATGTATTCTGGTACAGGTCCAGGCGATCAATTATTTTTAAGATGGAATAGTTTATCTAATGCTAATCAAACACAAATTAATTTAGAAGAAAGAGAACCTTTCGGCGGCGCAGTTCCGTATATTAGTAAAGCATATTTAGAATCCAATCACACTGTATTTTATAAAATAGATGCAATACTTTTTGTTGATGCATCTAATAATATTCCTAATGTAGGCGACATTGTAACCACACAAGGTGCAACAGGTAAGGTAGTTTATACACACAATGAAGATGCACAACTAACAATCTATGTAAACGAAGTCAATGGAGAGTTTCCAAGAGAACAAAGTTTGTTTATTAATGGCAATGACTTTGTAGGTGAATACCAAAGACTTGGACCAGCTGAACAAATTAACACTAGTGATTATTACGGTGGATATTGGTTTATACAATCTAGCCAACCGTATGCAGTTGGAAGCATAAACAGCGACAGCGGTAAGTCACTGGTGTATAAAGATATTATAACTGATAGCACAGTTAGCGGAAATTATTATTATCAAAGTTTAGATTATGCAACAAATGTTCAAAGTAGTGAAAATATAATTAATAGTTATATACAAAGTTTGAGTTTCCAAGGCTCTCCAGGACCACTTGGCAGTTCAGATCCGATATTAAGTTCTAAATTTGTTGTTCGTGTTCCTAGTGCATTAAGTAATGTAAGCTCAATAGGAGAAACATTTACACTTTACTTGAACAATCTTCCAGATACTGTATCTACAGTACAATTTAGTAATCCTGTTTCACTAGGCGCTAATGAAATCATTACGCAAGAAGTTACAGGCGCTACTGCTAGAGTAATTGAAGCAACAACATCTAGTTTAACAGCAAAGATTGATACTGTAAGCGGATCTTTTGATACTGTAAACTTTATATCATTTAGCGTTTCAGGAAACTTAGGACTTAAATTAACACGCACACCTGTTGTTGATTTTGTTGACAACCCAAGCACAATTGGTATGACATTTGGTGTAACAAACAAAACCCATACTATTGATGATATTTGGGACGGATATATTACATATAGAAATACAAAGTCATTAAACGGCGAACCATTTGAACCTATAGTAGGACAAACTGTTAGAGATAAAAATACTTTAGCTACAGCAGAAGTTGCATATTATCAAAGAAGTTTAAATGATGTAACTATTTTTGTAAAAAATATAACCGGAACTTGGAGTAATGGTAACCAGTTTGGCGACAATGCAGAAATTGAATTTTTACCATTCCTTGCAGGACCCGATCCTGACAATTATGGTAGAACAGGAATTTACACAGTTAACCGTGTTATGGGTCAGATACAAAGAGTAAGTTTAGGATACAGTGCTGCAGGCATAGGTAAAATGTTCGTTGTTGACACAGGTAATCCAATTCCTTTAGTAGTTGGTGATTTCAGATATGATACTCAACTGGGAGCAAATATTGTACTTGATCCAATTTCAGGAAACTTCTTATATTTAGAACCAAATGACAATTTTGAATATTGGATTTATAAAGAAAAATCAAATGTATTAGGTATTCCTAGACAAGCAAATATACCGTCTAGTCAAAACCTTGATTGGACAGAAGTTTATAAAATTCCTACTAGCACTACCGGTAATGCAAGTTCGTTTGCTAACGAAGGAATATATTATGTTTATCAAAGAAACAATGCTGGAAACTATATTAGTTTTGGAAGTTTTGTAGGTCCACAAAGAAGATCAAATAATTATTTAGGAACAAAAGTTGAACTTGCTAAAAATGCACAAGATGTTTATAGAGGTTATATAAGTGCTCCTGGAGAGCTAACAGTTGAAAATCCAGGAAGAATCTATTTTATAAAAAATGGAACAGAAAACGGCAATTTATATAACTGGGAATATTCTAAAAATAAAAACTTTAAAGGCGAATTTAGTTCGACAGCAGATTACTTTACTGGCGACATAGTTTATCTAAGTAACAAATTATATGTTGCAGCAACAAATATTATAGCCGGAGATTTTGATACCCTACAGTGGGATAGCACTGATGATTTAGTTGATTATGTTGGCTATGTACCTAATGACACTGGACTAGTTGTTTTAACTGATAGCAGTTATGCTATAGGTGATGCATTTGATTCGTCTAACATTATAGCAGGTGATAGTACAGTATTGGATCAAGGTTCTATGTATGACTTTGCAACAAGTTATGATGTTACTCCCAACGGTGAAGTATTAGTAGTAACAGCAAAGTACGGAAATGATAAACCTAATCTTGTTGTAATTTATAGAATACTACAAGGGCAGTATTTAAGATCTCAGCAAATTGCTGCTCCTAGCGACACAGAAGCATTTGGAGATGCTATTGCAATCAGCAATGATGGATTAATGATTGCCGTGTCTGCACCATTAGACGATTCTGTAAAAAATAATCAAGGTAAGGTTTATATCTATACACAGCAAAATGGACAGTTTGTTTATTCACAAACATTACTAAGTCCAAATAATAAAACTGCTGAATTATTTGGCAACAATATAGACTTTGATGGAAATAGACTTATTGTAAATGCTAGGAACGGTGATAATTCAGTACCAACAACATTCGATACTTATTCATCACCACTAGAAGGATATGTATTAGATCCAAAGTCTCGAATTAATGAAACTCCGACGTTCTTTGATAATAACTTTACAGAATTTAAATCATATTATGAAGATCAGGGATCGGTATATGTATACGAAAGAATTAATAATTCTTTATTGTATGCACAACAGTTGTCCTATCAAAACGAAAACACGCCGATATATTACTTTGGTAGAAACTTTAAATTAAAGAATAATCACATTTATGTTGGATTACCAACTGTAAGTAGTAATAATGTCTTTACAGGAACAGTTGTTGACTTTAGATTACCCGACACACAAAATATTTACGAATATCTAAGACAACCAAAAGATACTGTGGATGTAAATAAAATTAAAAGAGCTATTCTTTATAATACAAAAACAAATAAATTAATAACCTATCTTGATTATATTGATCCTATCCAAGGAAAGGTTGCAGGTCCTGCAGAACAAAATCTTTCTTATAAGACTTATTATGATCCAGCGTATTATACTAACGGCGATGCTTCGGTTACTATAGCACCGGGTGCAAGTTGGGGACCAGAGCAAGTAGGACAGTTGTGGTGGAATTTAACAAATGCTAAATTTGTTAATCCTTATCAGAGCAATGTAATATATTCTGCAAATAATTGGAACAAATTATTTGAAAGCAATACAATTGATGTGTATGAATGGGTAGAGTCAACAGTTTTACCTAGTGTATGGAATCAACAAAGTAATACAAAAACAGGAATTGATCAGGGTATTGATGGAGTGAGCTTGTATGGCGATACTGTATATTCTTCTAGACAGATATACGATAGTATAAGTCAATCTTTGCAGACAAAGTACTACTTCTGGGTTAAAAACAAAAGAACAATACCTGATGTAGAATTTAGAACAATGTCAGCGTTTGATGTTGCTGCTTTAATTACTGATCCTAAAGGTCAAAATTATAAATTTGCTGCATTAATTTCGCCAAATAGTTTTACAATTTTTAACTGTGACAGTTTCTTGGAAAATGATGATGTTGCATTTAGTGTTCAGTATTGGACTATTGATAATCAGAATATTAATATTCATAATCAATATCAAATTGTTACAGAAGGCCTTGCAACCAGCAAGCCTAATAGAGATATTGAAAGAAAGTGGTTTGATAGCCTGGTTGGTTATGATGAGCAAAGCAAACAGGTTCCGGCTCCAGACTTATCACCAAAACAGAAATATGGTATTCTTAACAGTCCGAGACAAAGTTGGTTTGTTAATAGTGCAGAAGCACTAAAACAATATATTGAAAGAGTTAATAGTGTTCTTAAAGTTAATCTTATTGTTGACAATAAGAGTTTAACTAGACTAGAAGATAGAGAACCCGAACCAACTGCTGTTTCAAGAGTATATGATACAACAGTTGACAGTGTAGCAGAACTAGAATTTATAGGTGTAGCAAAAGCAACACAAGCCCAAATGACACTTGTAGTTGAAAACGGTATTATTACTGATGTAAATGTAATAAATCCTGGTAGAGGTTATCTTGTTGCTCCGACTTATAAAATTATAGGTACAGGTTCCGGCGCAGAATTAGAGTTTACAATTAATAATCTTGGGGTCATAACAAATGTGTCTGTTTTAAAAGGCGGAAGCAATTACAGTTCTACAGATACTATCACAATTCGCAAGTATACTGCTTTGGTTAAAAATGACGAAACAATCCAAGGTAAATGGGCTCTTTATGAAAGAGATAGTGTACGCAGTTTGTGGCAAAGAATAGCCAGTCAATCATATGATGTTTCTTTGTTCTGGAATTACATTGATTGGTACGCTACAGGTTATAATGAGTTTACTGAAGTTAACTTTGTAATTGACGGAGCATATGAACTACAAGGAATCAATGATGATCTAGGCGATATTGTCAAGATAAAAAATATTGGAACAGGCGGCTGGCTGCTATTAAGAAAAATCAATGTATTAGATGATGTTGATTATACTGTAAACTATGAAACAATTGGTAGACAGAATGGTACAATAGAATTTAAGAATACATTATATGACACAACTCAAAGTGCAGTTGGGTTTGATATAATTAGTTTTGACTCACAATTCTTTGATAGTGTTCCGTCTACTGAAATACGAACAGTACTTAATGCTGTTAAGTATGATTTGTTTACTGAAGAACTTGAAATAGAATATAATGCATTATTCTTTAGCAGTTTGAGATATGTATTCTCAGAACAAAACTATGTTGATTGGGCATTCAAAACAAGTTTTGTAAAAGCAAAACATAATGTTGGCGAACTAAGAGAAGATATCACATTTAACAATGATAGCCTTCCAAGTTACGAAGATTATTTAGAAGAAGTAAAACCATTTAAAACAAAACTAAGAGAATATTTAAGTGCTTATGAAAAAATTGAAAATAGCTCTAGCAGAGTAACTGATTTTGATTTACAGCCTACTTACAATAGTGATACAAAAAATATTCAACCGCAGAATGTTAAGGTTGTTAATAATAATCTAATAGGTATTAACGACAAGTTAAGTTCGTATCCATTTAAAAACTGGACTGATAATGTAGGATTTAAAGTTACTGAAGTTCAAATTGCAGACGGCGGCAGTGGCTACCAACAAGCACCTATTGTTAAATTTAGCGGCGGCGGCGGCACCGGCGCAAAAGCAGTAGCAAAACTTGGTGCTAATGGAAAAATTACTAGTGTAGAAGTTACTAATAAAGGTTCGGGATATTTAAGTGCTCCTACTTTAATACTTTCTGGCAGTGTTTCAGAAACTGGAAAACCTGCCAAGTTAAGTGTAATTATCGGTGATGGTTTACCTAAGAGTATGCTTAATATTATCAAGTTTGATAGAATAAGCGGAAATTATTTTATTACATATCTTCAGGAAACTGAAACATTTGTTGGTACAGGATCAAAATACATATTCGATCTAAAATGGCCAATGGATTTAAAAAATACAAATGTAACTGTAACAGTTGATAATATCGAATTATTAAGAAGTGAATACACCTTTGAAAATGTAAAAGATAAAACTAAAGGGTATACTAGATACAATGGAAGAATAATTCTTGCAGAACCTGTAGCAGTTAGTACATCTATTGTTATTACATACAAAAAAGCAGTAAGTCTATTAACAGCCCAAGACAGAATTAATCTTGCATATAATCCTACTACAGGTCAACTTGCCAAAGACATTACACAACTAATGGAAGGCATCGATTATGGTGGTGTCGAAGTCAAGAGCTTTGATTTTGGCAGTCCAAGCGGATGGGATACTGCACCTTGGTTTACTAGCGAATACGATACTTATGATACAACTTATGAAGATGAAGTATTTTTACTAGATGGCAGCACAATTAGTATACAATTAACTAAACCACTTGAAAATGGCGTACAGTATAATATATACTTAAATGATGTAAGAATCGACGATCCAAACTTTGGTACAGGTGATCCTGTAAGTAATCCAAATGCAATATGTCAAAGTATTACAGGTGATGGTGTTCAAACAACTATATTCTTAGACAATGACGGACTTAATATTAATGGAGAAGGAGGTGCACCAGCAGATGCAGAATACAACAATGGTGCATTGATTGCCGAGAACAATGGTACAGTGTTTAACAGAGCCCTAACTATAAACGGATTGAAACTGGTTGTTGCAGGAGCAGTAGGCGGACAACTAGCAGTACCAGATGAATGGGCATTGAAAACAGCAAGAACATTTGAATTAATGACCGATCCTAACGGTGCTGGCATTAACACTACACATCAACGCAATTTTCTTAAAACACTAAAAGGTGACGTAGGAACGAAACACGCAGGAATACCTACAGTACAAAGAGTTGGCTATGGCGGCGGAAGTACATATACACCTAACTGGTTAGAAGATGCCGGCATAGCAAGTTATGCAGGACTACAAGCATTCAATGACAGTGTTGCTCAAAAGGATATGGTATGGTATAGAAATATCAACGGTAACAATCCTCCAACACAGCGTAGAGATATCGAAGAAATATTCGAACACATATTCCACACCATACACGCATTTGGTATTCCGGGTGCAGTGCCTGGCAGTTCAGACGCAGTAGAAATGAATCCAGATATTAGAATTGGTAATGAACCAAGTTTCGATTGGCAAAACACAGCATTACATCTTGCTATGAAAGAAGCAATTGACGCAGGATTATATGATCCAAGTGGTTATGCTCCTGATTGGAATACAGATCCAGAGAAAGCGGCAGTGGCATACACAGAATACACTTACTTGTTAAACTGGTCAATGTGGGATATGAGTGTATACTGGGACGGCGGCTCCCTTAGTCCTGAATGGGATGATAGTTTAAAGACACCAGCAGGTATGTTGGCAAATAACCCATTAGGTTATGCATTGTTCAATACATACTTTGCTCCAGTGTTGAGCAAACCAGATTTTGCCACAATAGAAAGTATCTTTGGCGAAAATGACACAGGCGTGTCAGGATATGTTGTTGATGTAATTGCATCGGGGGGCGACGGTGTAGGAGCAGATGACGAAATTATTATAAGAAAATCTACAAGCGATGGAAGTTTCCTTCCTATACCAGGCACATACGATACATTGTTAACCGGCGGAAGTTTACAGTATGATACAGCACGAGGTATTTCTGCAGAGGAAATAAACATAGACGGTGACGGATTCTTTACACCAACATCTAGTAGAGGACCTGACGAAGATTTACCTGGTAGAGTTTTTGATACAGTTGATATACAAGTTTATGAGCGACCAACAACTGGTGCAAGTCAAATTACACAAAGAAATTACACAGGAGATGGCACCACAACTACATTTGCTATAGGAACTACTCCTGTATCTGAAAACAATTTATTTGTTAAAGTAGGATATTCATTAAAATTAATAGATACAGAATATAAAATAGATTATGAAAATCAGAACATAATATTTACAACTGCACCTACAAGCGGCTCACCTGTGAACTTAGTAACACTGGGTTACAGCGGTGCAAATATTCTTGACATTGACGAATTCATAGCAGATGGAAGTACTGCTGATTTCTTAACTAATATCTCTTACACAACTAATATGAGTAGTTTAGTTACAATAGACGGTAAACAAATACCACATGTATTAGTAAGAAGCAACAGTTCTTATGCAGCATCAAACAGAGTTGTGATTAGATTTGCTCAACCACCTAAAGCTGATGCTACTGTAAGATTTGCAATATTTGAAGGCATTGTACAAAATTATAGTGCAGTTACTATTGACACATTTGAAAGTGACGGCAGTACTACATCTTATAATCTTACACAAACACCATTTACACAAACACCAACAGAATGGTTTACTATTGTTAAGATTAATGATGAAATATTAAATGCAGGATATACAGAAAAGTTTGTTTTAACTGATAGCAGAGAGTATCAATTAAAGCTATGGCAAGTTCCTGCAGGTAGTGTTTCCTCAGATCAATTAAGACTTTATCTGAATGGTACAGAAATAGAATATATCAGAGATTGGAATTATACTGCATCTGGTGCATACGATCCGACATTCCCGGATAGCGGGCAAGATGCTAGTAAAATAATACTTAATCCAAATGTTGGCAGTGTAGGTGACACATTAAGAGTATATATTACAGGGTGGGACGATAGCACACAAAGTGGTGGCGATTATCGTTACGGATATTTTAACCAGGATGGTGAATTTGTAAGCACACCGGGCACACTTTATATTAATAAAAATTATGCTGTTGGCGATAACATTACAGTGTATCAATTTAGTAATCACGATAGTCAAGGGATAGAAAGACAAAATCTTGATGTTGTTGAAAGAACTATTTTATCACCGGGTACAAATTCTAGTTCGCAGAAATTCCAACTAGATGGTAGTACTGCTTCTATAAATCTTCTTCCTGCATTAGATTATAACAAGCAATATGCATTGTATTATAATAATACAAGAATTGATGATCCTAACTACGGATCCCCAGAACAGACTAATAATAATGCAATTACTACAACAGTGCAGGGTGCCGGTCAAAATATATTTGATTTGCAAGCTATTGGATTATTAACAACAGCTGGTGACATATTTGAAATAGTAGAATTAGATGCTATTATTATTCCAGACTCTGGAACAGCAGACTGGTATGAATTAAGACAACTAAGATTAGGTTATATTAATTTACAAAGTCCAGCTGTAGACGATCAGTATGTTTGGGTATCTAAAAATGGTAACCTATTAAATTCATCAGTTGATTATGTTATTACACCAGATAAAATGCGTGTTAAGTTAAAAGAGCCATTAACAGATGATGACACAATAGAAACATTCCATTTTGCTAATCAAAGTTTAAAGAATAAATTTGGTTGGAGACAATTTAAAGATATTTTAAATAGAGATGTTTACAAGAGATTAGATGGTGCTAAAAACTTTAGACTAGCCGAAACTCTTAACTGGTACGACAAAGTTATAAGTGTAGAAGATGGAACAAACCTACCAGATCCAGTACCTGGTTCAAAGTATCCAGCAGTTGTGTTTATTGATGGTGAAAGAATTGAATATTTTAGAAAAGATGGCAACTACTTAAAACAACTTAGAAGAGGTACACTTGGAACTGGTGTAAAAGAATCATATGATATAGGAACTGAAATATACGATCAAAGTATAACAGCAACTATGCCATATAAAGATGAAACATTAACAACAATATTCACAGCAGACGGCACAAGTGCAACATATGAATTAGATTTTACTCCTACGCACGGTGTAAACGAGTTTGAAGTATTTGTTGCAGGCCGCAGATTGAGAAAAACATCTTTACAGTCTTATCAGCTAGATACAGACATAAGAACAGCATATGCAACTGCTGGTCAAAGTATAAATCAAGATTCACCAGAAGGTGATGTAACAATACCAGCAGAATTTTCGTTACAAAACGGTAATGAACTTGTATTGTTAGAAACTCCAGGAGAAAACCAGAAGGTTATAATTGTTAGAAAACAGGGAAGATTGTGGACAGATCCAGGAACACCAGTCAGTGAAGCAAATACAGACATTGGTAGATTCTTACGATCAGCACAGGTTGACTTGCCCGGATAAATAACACAGTAGGATAAAGAAATGAACGATAATTTTAATGACAAAAGTGGTATACTAATTAAAGGTCATATTAAAATATATGATCCTGAATCTAACGAAGTTTTTATTGACAAGAACAATGCAATTCATTATGAAAATATGAGTATTGCTCTTGCAGATAGTATTGGTAATAGAGGTCAGGGTTGGATCTATGAAATGAGCTTTGGCAATGGCGGCACTAGTGTTGATCCTACAGGTATTATTACATACTTAACACCTAATAGCACAGGCACCAATGCAAGTTTATATAATCAAACATATACAAAAATTGTAGACGACAACAGTGTTAATAACACAGATCCAGTTAGAAACAAAATTGAAACAAGACATGTTAGCGGAACAAATTATACAGATGTTCTTATAACTTGTTTATTAGACTATGGTGAGCCGAGCGGCCAAGACGCATTTGATACAGCTACAGATCAAAACAGTCTGTATGTATTTGACGAACTAGGGCTCAAAGGATATTCTCCATCAGGAAGCGGAAATCTTTTAACTCATGTTGTATTCCATCCTGTACAAAAAAGTTTAAACAGACTAATTCAAATTGACTATACTGTGAGAATACAGAGTCTTGCAGGAACAGTTGGAGAATAATAGATGGCATATACTATAGCATATACAGATCAAGCAAACAAAGGTACAATAACTGTAGAAGATAATACTATCAATACAGAAACTTCCTTAGGATTGCCTGGCAAAAATACAACAGCTTATGGTACAACTATTGCTACTAACTTTCTTCATCTATTAGAAAATTTTGCAAGTGCCACAGAGCCAGCTACACCAGTTGAAGGACAGTTATGGTACGACAGCACACCAGGTGTAGAACAATTAAAAGTATATGATGGCACTAACTGGGTTGCCAGTGGCGGCCTTAAAAAAGCAAGTTCGGCACCACAAGCAGGACAAAGTTTAACTGGAGACCTTTGGGTTGATACAGATAATCAACAACTTTATTTGTTTAGCGGTTCTGGTTGGGTATTAGTTGGTCCAAATTTCAGTGATGGTCTAGTAACAGGCGCATCTCCGATTACAGTAGTAGGAACTGATGATAAAAATTATAATGTATTACAAATCGAAGTTGATGCAAAGCCTGTTGCACTTATAGCCAGTCAAAGTTTTACACCTAAGATTGTTATACCTGGATTTAGCACACTAAACCCTGGTATTAATCTTTCTGCAAATAATATCACAGGATCTGGTGTTCCTAAGTTTTATGGAACTGCTGAAAAGGCAGAAGGTTTAATTGTAAGTGGAAACACAGTAGCTGCAGGAAATTTTTTAAGAGGAGATGTAACAAGTACAACAGCATTTCCTTTGAATGTTCAAAACAATTCGGGAATTAATTACGGAATTAACGCTGAAATGAATATTGGCGTTGCAGGAAATGCAGGAGTATTCCAACATAATATTGCTGGATCTAGCATGGACTTTAAGGTTAAGAATGACGGAATTCTTAAGAATATTCTTAGACTTGATAGTGATTTAAAAGTTGGTATTAATAATGTTGCTCCTGATCAAGAGCTTGATGTTACAGGTAATATTCAAGCAAGCGGCTTTATTAGATCAACATCAACAACAGATAGTTCAAATTTCACTACAGGAAGTATTAGAACATCAGGCGGATTAGGTGTTGCTAAAAATGTTAATATCGGCGGCGCCCTAAAAATTACAGGAACTACAACTACTACTGCTGTACAACCAGATCAAAATAATACTAGAAGTATTGGTAGCACAAGTGCAAAATATGCAAACATATATGCAACAACATTTTTTGGTAATTTAACAGGAAATGTAAGCGGTACTGTTAGTGGTAGAGCAGGTAGTGCTGATAGACTTACTAGTGCAACTACATTTAGATTTACAGGTGATGTTACTGCTGATGATATTGTGTTTGACGGACAAACCGGCAGCACTCTTAAGATATTTGATACTCAAATAAGCAATGATATTGTTGCAGGCAAAACTGTTGTGTTGACTTCACAAGCAGATGATGAATTTTTAATTAACAGAACTACTGGTTCAACAGGTCTTAAAAAAATAAACAGACAAAACTTGTTTGCTGCAATCCAAGGCACTGTGCCTGTTGGTACAGTTGTACCATATGCAGGATCAGCAGCACCAATAGGTTGGTTGTTATGTGACGGATCAGAAGTGTTAATAAGTTTATACGGCGAATTACACGATGTAATACAAAATACTTATAAACCTACTGCTGCTTCAGGGTATTTTGGACTACCTGATTTAAGAGGTAGAATGATTATGGGTCCAGATAATATGGGCGGAACCAGTGCCAATGTTGTTACAGCAAATGCTGCAGATGTAGTAGGTGCTAAAGACGGTAACGAAACTGTAACTATAACCACTGAAAATCTTCCAGAACACGAACACGATATGCGTGGCGACAGTGGTGACCAGTATTATGCTCTTAGAGACGTAAGTGGAACACCAAATGATAACGAAGCGATTGTATATGATTCACCAACAGGTACAGGCGCTGGTCAAGCCTATCCAAGTAGTGGCGGTGTATTATTAGGTTCTGGAGAAACACTTGGAAATGCACTCAACATTATGAATCCGTTTATGACAATGAACTGGATTATCTATCACGGAGGGTAAGAATAGATGAGTTATAGACTAAACAGAACTGATGGTGAATTACTTGTCGATTTAACCGACGGTATTCTCGATACTACTACCACAGATATTACCCTCATTGGAAAAAATTATAAAGGTTTTGGTGAGTTTCTAAATGAAAATCTTATCAAAATTATGGAAAATTTTGCTTCAACTAGTCAACCTGCTAACCCTATGGTTGGACAGTTATGGTATGACAAGCAAGACGCAAGATTAAAAGTATATGATGGTACAGTTTTTAGACCAGCAACAGGATCTGTTGTTAGCAGTACACGACCTAGCAACTTAAATGCAGGCGACTTATGGATTGATAACGAAAATAATAAGTTATATATATGGGACGGAACTGACTTAACATTAGTAGGACCTGATTATGATGCAGGACAAGGAAAAACAGGCTTCGAAGTTGCAAGTCAACTAGATAGTACAGATGTTCAGCGCACAATTCTTAAATTGTTCTTAGGTGGCACACTAGTAGGTGTTTATTCTCCAGAAACTTTTTATATTCCTCCGGAATTCGCAATAGCAGGTTATCCTTTAGTTGCCGGTGATGCACAAAATAGACAATTATTAGAAAAAGGATTCAATGTAGTTAGTGCAGAGTTTTTCTATAGAGGAACAGCGACTGCGGCAAAGGGTTTATTAGACGATGCTGGGGTAACAAAAACAGCTACTGACTTTGTTCCTACAACAGGCAATGCAGCTATGACTGGAAGCCTAAAAATTAAAAACTCAGCAGGTTTAAGTGTAGGAATTGGCGAAACAGAATATGCAATACTTAAAATTGCAGGTACAACAACCACACTTGAAGCACAACAGAGTAATGCAGATATTGCTTTAAGGGTAAAAACAGGTAGTAGTTTCATTAATGCTTTATATGTTGACACTAGTGAACAAAAAGTTGGTATATGGAAAGCAAATCCGAGCTATTCTTTAGATGTTACAGGAACAGGTCGCTTCACAAGTAATCTTACTGTAGGCGGAAATCTACTTGTAGAAGGTGATACTACTTATTTTAACACTACGACACTTAGAGTAGAAGATAAAAATATTGAATTAGGACTACTAGATGATAGCACAGAAGGCGATGATAATGCTATAGACGGTGGCGGAATTATATTAAGAAGTTCAAACGGATCTAAAGATTGGACTTGGGAACAAACAACAAATAGTTATACATCTAATGTTGATATTGATCTAGATGAAAATGTAGGAAATCCTGTTCCGTCTTATAATATAGGCGGCACAAGTGTTTTAACGAAAACAACACTAGGAAGCACAGTTACAAGTGCATTAGGTGTTACAATATTAGGTGTTCAGTCAGAACTTACAGTTGATGATATAAAATTAAATGGTGCAACAATTCAAAGAATCAATGGCGCAGGCCTAAATGTTGTTGCTGGCGGCGATATTACTATTGATAGTCAAAATATTACAGGATTAGCAGAACCAACTACAAGCACAGATGCAACAACAAAAAATTATGTAGATGTTCAAATTGCTAATCAAGATGTTTACCTTAGTATGGACGTCACTGGCTTAACTGATCCAGCTGCTATTGGATCAGGTGACGGACCAAAAGACAGTATTAAAACACTTTTACAAAATATGAAAGCGGCGTCTAGTGTTGAAGATGGAACAACAGCATATGTTTTAGCTACATCATATTCTGGTTCAACAGTTTCTGGTATTGTTGTTGATATTACAACAAGTCCAAATACTTCAGGAGTGTTAACTAAATCAGTTATTAGTGTTGATAAAGACAATATTTCAAGTAGTGAAAGTGTTATTCAAGATATTAGCCAAAGTAACGCTGCTAGTGGTACAATCAACCTTACAGCAACAAGATATATTTACGAATACACAGCATCTAGTGATGTTTGGGTGTTTGTAAGAAGAACATTACAGACGGTAACTTAATGTATGAAAAGCGATAAATAAACATATAGGGGTAAGAGATGTCATACACAATAAACAGATATAATACTGCTCAGCTTACAGTAGTCGAAGATGGTACTATTGACCAAACCACCGATTTAAAACTTGTCGGTAAGAACTATGCTGGGTATGGAGAAATACAAAACGAAAACTTTGTATTCTTATTAGAAAATTTCGCAGGTGCAAATCAACCACCGAAGGCTTTAAACGGTCAAATTTGGTTTGATACTGCAAACAGTAAACTAAAATTTTATGATGGTACAAAATGGAGAACAACTGGCGGCGCCGAAGTAAGTAGCACTACCCCTGCAGGACTTGCTGAAGGTGATTTTTGGTGGGACACCGGAAACGAACAGTTGTATGCATATAACGGAACATCATTTGTACTAGTTGGGCCACAAGGCGTTGGCGAAACAGTAACTCAATTCCAAAGTACTAATATTAGAGACAATACTGGTACATCAAGACCTGTTATTAAAAGTGTTATTAACGATGAAGTTATTCATATCATCAGTGCTCAGCAATTCACAATAGGAAGTGAAGATGCAAGTGGTTATCCAGGCTTTGATGTTATTAGACAGGGCTTAACACTTAAAAATACAATTAACTCTACAGGCGGAGTTACATCTACTTCACATAGATTCTGGGGAACAGCATCAAATGCATTAAAACTTAATGGTATAGATGCAAGTGATTATGTTGTTTCAAGAGCAGGTGAATCAACTTCGTTTACAACATTAACAGAATTTGCTGATATCGGTGTAGCCATTGGTGACTCAAACGATTTAGTAATTAAGATTGTTGATGATAACAAAGGATTGATTGCTAACGAACAAGGACAGCAACTATATTTCCAAGTACAAAACGCAAGTGCGGCACAAAAAATGCCATTGCGTCTAACTGCAACAGCAATTTTACCAGGTTATAGTAATGTAAGCGCCTGGACAGGAACAGAAACAATTAATATTGGTGCAAGTGGTAATGCATTTAGCACAGTTTATGCTACTACATTTAGTGGTACTGCTACAAACTCACAAACACTCGAAGTTGGCGGAGTATCAAGAAGTGCAAGTACTAGTGCAACAGCAAATACTGTTGCCGCAAGAGATGGTTCGGGACATTTGTACGCAAATGTTTTCCAAGGAACGTCGACAGCAGCTCAATTTGCTGACTTGGCTGAAAAGTATACAGCTGATGCAGACTATGAGCCTGGCACAGTATTAGTATTTGGCGGCGAAGCAGAAGTTACAGAATGTAAATCATTTTGCGATACAAGATTAGCTGGTGTTGTTTCAACAAATCCGGCACACTTAATGAACAGCAAAATCGAAGGTGTTGCAATAGCACTAAAAGGTAGAGTTCCTTGTAAAGTAGAAGGACCAGTTAACAAGGGTGACATATTAGTCACAGGACCAACTGCTGGAACTGCTACAACGCTTAGAAATGACAGTGCATCTCCAAGTCCTTGGTGCGTAATTGGAAAAAGTTTAGAAGACAATTCCGACGAAGGCGTCAGACTAGTAGAGATTGCAATTTAATGACTATAAATAAGTGCGTAGTTAAAGGAAGTTAATATGGCAGTAAGCACCGGCGATACAATTACAGCAGCTCAATATAATGGCTTACAAAGTCGTGTTAATACTGTTATGGGAACAGGATCCGGAACCACCGGTTATGGACAGACCTTAGCAAGTGGACAAGTAAGTGTTGGACAAACAATTACTGCTAACCACTTTGATACTTTAAGAACAGATATAAACAAAGCAAACAACCACCAAAGCGGAACTAATGCTGCAATTGGTGATATTGCTGTAGGACAGGTTATTGGCGCAGATGCCAGTGGAACAAGTATTAGTGCATTAACAGTATTAGACGAAGGTTTTAACGATTACGAAACTGCAATAGGCGTAATTGAAACTAACAAGTTTCTTATTAATGCTGGCAATAGCAGTGTTGA